CTTCTGTGCAGGAAAAAGAGATTCCATACAAAGACACGTTGTTAGCATTCCATCCTAAATCGTTTGCATCCATCCTCATGACTGCTTTCGTGTTTGTATAGATTACAACAGCATCATCTTCTAATGCAGTTTTAAGTGGTGGTTCAATTTGTAATGTAGCATTGCCTGAAGCATCTGCTGTAACATCAGCTATTATCATGTGTAATTTTGCAGATGAGCTAGAACCAAATTGGACATAATCACCTTTTTTAAATTCTAGTTGATTGTTTGTACAACCATCTACAGTAATATCATAAGCTCCTATTGAATGAGAACCTTTGATTGAAATAGCTGTTGAAGCATTCCCTTGTATTGTTTTACCATCAGGGTCTCCCAATAAAAAAGTTCCACGCCTACCATGTAACTGCATAAAAAATACTTGCCATGCTCCTGCATCTGCTCTTTTCATTGGTGGTAAGGTAACTGTTGTTTGCCAAACTGAGCCTGTATACTCAGCTACTTGTTGCGCATAAGTAAAAGGAGACTGACTAACAGCGACAGTTCTAATAATTCTCCATTCACTCGTAACAAAGTTACTAGGAGAGGTTGGTAATGATAATGGATATACAGGTTCTGCCATAATTATGCTCCGAATGTCCTAGCAAATGCACCACCACGACTGCGAGTTTCTGCAACTGCATTTATTGTTTCTTCTTTTATAGCAGGGAGTAAATTTAACACCTCAGCACGAACTGTTGGTACGATGCCTGTAGAAAAAGATATGTTTTGATTTACTGTAACATTGTTTCCTAAATCTTGATTTGCCACAACATTACCTGCTGTTCTTGGTACAAACATTTCTGCACCTCTTTCTCCAACCATGTATGGTTTGTTTGGTGGAGTATAACCACCATTTGCAAATCCTAAGAAACTTGTGAAGTCACTAAACATTCCACCTAAAGTGTCAGGTCTATACATTGCAGTAGCTTCATGACCATCTACCATATATTTACTCTCACCTAATCCACTCAATGTGCCACCTACAACTTCTCTTGTAATTGCACCTGCTAATCCACTTCCACCTTGTCCACCTAATGCTGTAGGTAGTGATGTTTGTAAACCTGTTATTGATGTTCTTAAAGATTTTAGTAATGGGTCGATAATTAAAATCTGAGCAATGGTAGAAACTATTTGTGATAATAAGTTTCTAAATACTTCTTTCATAGCATCACCAAACTTTTCACCACTTGTGACCGACTTACCAAATGCTTTTGCTATTTCTTCACCTGCATCCTGAAATGATTCATTCACTTCATTTGTTATAGATTTAAGTTCTTGTTCAGTGATAATTAAAGTTTTTTGAGCTTTATTCGTTTTTTCTATTTCTTTTTGTTTCTTTTGTAATGCTTGTACTGTTTTTGCTACTTCATTAGACCTTTGTAATTTATTAAAATCATCTTGTGTCTTGTTTATTTCTTTTATTTCATTATTAAGTATTGCTAAACCACCTTGCACATTACCTGTTAATATTGCTAAATAACCTAGTGCTTGTTGATTCTTCCTACCAAACTCTACAAGTTCATCACCAAAAATTGCCAAAGCACTTGCTGATGCTAAAATCAAGTTGGACAATCTACCTAAGTTTTTAAAGAAACCTAGTATAACTTTACCTGCTGATGATAGTAAGAATACACCTATTGCTTCTAATCCTAGAACAATGGAATCAAGATTCTTAGCAATAAATGTTGTTGCATTTGCTAACGATTCTCCTATTGCTTTCCCATATTCTTCTATTTGGTCTTTACTATTTTCTAGTGCAGTATTAAGGTTTCCAAATTCTTTTTTGATAGCAACCATAAATTCATCAGCTATAGCTTTTCTAAATGAGAAAAGTTTATCTTCTAGCATAGATAATGTACCTGTTAAAGTCTGTGCTAAATCTTTTGTTACATTTCCGAACTCTCCACCTTGACCAAATTTTTCTTTAAACATCTCTACAGTTTCAGCAACCGATACTTCTGCACCTGCTTGGAAACCAAGCATCGACCTGACACCTCTTTCTCTAAAGACATCTGCTGATGCAATACCACCTGCAAATGACCTTTGAATTTGTTCAGCAGTTTGTGTGAATGATAATCCTGTAGCACCTGCTACATTACCTGTTATCTCTAATACTTCTGCTAGTTCGTTTGCATCTTTTGATACGACTGCAAGATTACCTGATGCTTGTTGTATGTCTGCTAAACTGAATGGTACTTTACCTGCAAACTTGACCATTACATCGAATGCTCTAGCACCTTCTTCTGCTGTACCAAATAATGCTTTTAATCTTACTTGTAAATCTTCTATTTGCCTTCCAACATCTACAACTTGTTTGATTTGATATGCACCGAAAGCACCTGCTAATAAAGTTCCAAAAGTTAGAACTCTTTTACCAACCCTATCCATCATGTTGCCAAACCTTTGCATATCATTTGACATACCTTTGGATGACCTTTTGACTTGATTGTTTGCTTTATCAAGACCTCGTTTCAGGTCGCTTAAATCAGCTTCAATTCGTACTAAGAGTTTATCTAATTCCATATCTAATAATCAGGATACCTTTCCATTAATTTATCTAAATCAGATTTGTCCATAGGCTCTGATTTGTTACCATTATATTCTTTGAATCCATTAATAGCTATAGTGATTTCTTTAATTGACATATCCCACACCTGATTAGGTGGTAGGTGCATCATGCCTATGAGTATCTCTAGCCACCTTTCTATAGGTAGCTCATAATCATCTTTTAAGGGTTGCTTTTTTTTTCTGTATTATCAGGGTCTACATTGAGTGCTAATGTAAGAAGTTCACCTGTAAGTTTCATGCCTTCTACAATACCAATCTCTGAGACAAGACCTTTTACATCGTTCTCAGTAATGTCATTCCCACCTGCTCTGATTGACAAAGTAAGAATATTAATAATCTCTAAAAGAGTAATATCTGCTGTTGCTAATTTGTTACCAACTTTAAGAATAGAGCAACCGAGTGCCTGTTCTACTCTCATAATTGTGTCCAAAGACATACGAGCCTTGTATGTCTTGTCTTTAAAATTAAGTATCTTTTCTGCTTTTATCGGATTTGTAGACATCATTCTTCTCCTTTTTAACTGTCATCGATATGGTTTCATCTCTACCACCAACATTTGTGGCACTAGAGATTATCCATTTATCATTACCTATTTTAATAACACCTAAGTTATCCCAACCATAAAAGAATGGCAGTTCAACTTCTGATTGGTCAGAACCTAGATTAACTTTTCCATTAACCTTTTTCTTATCAAGTGTTATTTCTTTATCTATCCACATATTAGACTGTTGCTATAGTTATTGTACCTGCTGATTCAAATGTCATTGTGTATTGCACTGAATCATTATAAGTACCACTATACTCAATAGCAGTTACTTGGAATGCTCCTGTAAATGTATTGTAGTCAGGTACAAGGAATTGATAGTTCTTATTTGTACTAGCATCAAAGTTAGTTAATATTGTTTGTTCTGAAGCTGAATCTGTAAAGACACCACTTCCTGAAATTGTAAATGATTTGATTCCACCTTGTGCAAGTAATGTTCTTACTCTTGCTGAATCTTTATTTGTGACATCTACAGTTTCTTGATTGATGCTGATAGATGTGTCTCTAAGACCTGCTACTGTTGTAAAAGTCTCAGGAGACCCTGCATTTCCTGCTTTGACAAGTAATGCACTTCCTTTTTGTACTGCCATTTTATTACCTCTTAATTATCGTAAATTGTAAAATTAATATTAATTATACCATGTCTAGTGATTCCATCTGCTTCTACTATTGTAGTTGAGCTATTAACAAAGCTCATAACAGAATCTGCATTAGACACAGATATACTAACATTATTCGTTAGGTTGTACACCCTCTCCATAATCTCTTTTATTTCTTTTTGACCTCTATATTGAGACCAAACATCTATATCTACATTGTATAAATTACCATCTAGTGATTTAGTTCCAATGTCTGTAGTTATTTCTGTGCCAATAAGCACATAAGGATATGCTGTATCTTGGTGCTACAGAATCAAATATCTTGTTATTACCAACCAATCCT